ACTATCAGACAAGTAACAGCAGGGGCATATAACACCACTACTGGGGCTATCACAGAATCTACATCTGATACCACTATCAAAGGTGCATTAAGCAATGTTTCAAGAAATCAGGTCAATGATTTGATTGAATCACAGGATAAGTTGCTTACTATATCTGCTGGAGATTTAACTTTTGTTCCTACAACAAAAGATAGAGTTGTTATTAGCAGCGTAGAATTTAAAATTATTCAAATTGTGACGAATGAGCAAAATAATACTGCTGTAAGTTTTGATCTTATATTGAGGTAACTATGACCAGACAAATTAGAATAGATCAGATCCCAGACGTAATGGAAGAGGCTGTAATTGATCTTGTTGCTGCAACTACCCTTGAATGGACTAGAAGAGTTAAGAAGGCCACACCAGTTGATACTGGTAGGCTACGGAACTCATGGCAGACAGAAATTAAACCCACTACTGGAACAATAATTAATAACTTACCTTATGCAGAACCAGTTTGCTACGGAACAAATTTGCCGCCATCTTGGAAGAACACTTTTAGAACAAGACAACAGACTCAAGCTGGATTTCCAGAACTAATTGGAAAAGAATTACAGCAATGGGCAACAGATGAATATGGCAAAATTAAACGGAGGATATAAATGGCAGCTACAGACTTAAATACAGTTAGATCCACAATAGAGGCTAGGTTAGCCACAGAGCTTGCTTCAAGCCCAGCGATTCCTGTTGTATTTAATAACATGACCTTTGACTCAACAGCAGAAGATACTTTTGTACAGTGCGTTACCAGCTTTGGTGCTAACTCATACTTAACTCAGGGCGGTACAAGTGACTCTGATAATTTAATCAGTGGTTTAGTTTTGATAAATGTATTTACAGAGGAAGGTGTTGGGGCAGGGTCTAACTTTACAATTTGCAAAAGACTTAGAGACTTATACAATAGAATTACAGTATCAAGTGTTATTTTTG